AAATCCTTATATTTTGATAAGTGTTCGCACCATATAGGATGCCAACGTAAGTTCCATTCATGCCAGGGGGCAAATACCCACCCGAAGTGTAAAATTTGTGCTGCTTCATAATTAGCAGGGTCTGTTACACCTTTCTTTAGTAGCTCTAGTTCATAAAAATTATCAGCTACTACTTGACACCTATTTACAAACTGACTTCCAATTATCTCATGATTTAATAAATACATAAGGTTCATTACGCCTTGGTCTGCTAAAGTGCCTCCGTTTTTTGTTGCTGTGAATGGATTCAACCAACAATAAAACTCTTTTGTTCTTTTCCAGTTAATCATACTAGAATGAAATAGAAACATACAAGTTTGGAAAGCAGAAGCAGTACCTTTTAAACTTACTAATCTTTGCCAATTATTCTGTGTATAACTTAATAAATCATTTATTTCCTTAACAGGTATCATAAACTGATAATCTAAATCTTTTCTTCCATCTGGGTTTGCATAAAATTTACGTTCATCTCTATTTTCTAGGTTTAGATTTATCTTATCTAGTATAATAGTGTCTAAATCGCAAAAGAATATCCAATCCCATTTTTTAAAATATTCATTAAATATAGTTAGTTTATGAAATTTATTATCTACTACGGTTAAGTTAGAATAAAACACTTCTTCTTTTAAATCATGTTCTGTTCCTTCTGGTAGTATAACTACTATGTCGTCTTTCCAGTTCCCTGTAGTTCTAGCTTGATGTATACTAGACTTAACAGCATCTATATGAATTTGGTCTCCGACAAAGACCATTACATTATTACTCATTTTCTTCCTGATAGAAGAAGTGGAGACCCCTCGTTATTTATTCGTGTCATGAAATAACTTCATGCTCTTGCGCTTAGTATAGGGTCATCCACTTCAATTAAAAATTGATCACCTCCTCAGGTTATTATTTCTTTCGCTTTCTTTTTAGGATAGCTTGTTGTAATTTCTTAGGTAGTTTCTTTTGGGCAGCTGTTAAGCCTCCCATAGACTTCTTCTTCTTTCCGCCTTTCTTTTTTGGTCGGCCTCTTTTAGAGCCGTAAGTTCCTTTGCCTTTGGGCATCTTTTTCTCCTAAGTCCATCGAGGTGGCTCGTCTGGACACTCAGCCCATCTTAACTTTGTTTTGAGGGGCATAAAACATTTACATACTTTACAAGTTTTCCAAAATTTACTATACTTTGGACACTTCTTGCAAATTTCTAGTCTTTGTTCAGGTGTCTTTTTCTTCACTTAAATTACTTCTTAAGTGCCTAGGTTGTGTAACTTTGTTTTTTCTTTGTAAGTTAGTCTTCCTAGCAAGTAGTATTTTCATTCTACTTGTGAGTGGTGTTTCTTCTGTTGTTTCTTCGACTGCTTTTTCCATAGCTTCTTTAATCTTTTTAGACATTAATATATTCCCATGCTTCTTTTTCAGTCTCGTATTGAGTCAGTCTGCCTTCGTCATCTCTAACGTTCCAAACACCTCTTTTAACATACATCTGCCACCCTTCAGGTAATTGATTACCTTTTGTTTTTGGGGATTTAGATATATCTTTCTTTTCGTATTCCATTTCCATTATTTTCTCCTAGTGCACTGTTATCATGGTGATAATTACACCGCTTAAGCTTACAAGTAAAAAACCTGCACATGCTATTAAGATAGATTCTATTCTAGTAGTCTTTTCATCGATTCTATTAAATCTATTATCAGACTCTTCTTCGATATCTTCTATCTTGTTAAAAATTGTTTTCCAACGTTCAGCGCATATAGCTTCGTGTTTTGCTAACTCTGCAGCTACTGCTTCTACTGAATCCATTGTTTGCTCCGTTTTACTTTGTGGATAATTCCACATGATATGAAAATTATATCAAAATTCTACCTCGATGTCAAGTACTATTTTCGTATGGTATAGATTTTTACTGGCTCCGACTTGCCTTTTACAGTCACCTCGTCAAGGAATTCATATTCATTTTTACTACCTTTACTGTGCTCAGATATAATTAAGTCTACGTCATATTCTTTACAGGAGGATTCTAGTCTAGCTGCAAGATTTACAGCATCACCAAGAACACTATAATCAAAACGAGTACTAGAGCCGAAGTTACCTACAACACACTGCCCTGTATTAATTCCAGTTCCTGTATGAATTTGATCGAGTCCTTCTTCTTCAAGTTCTTTATTTAAGTCTACTAGAGCTTCTCTCATTTCTAGTGCACATTTGATTGCGTTTTCTCTATGCCATATATCTTCAAGTGGAGCTCCCCAGAAAGCCATAATACAATCTCCCATATATTTGTCGATTGTTCCCCCATGTTTAAGTATGATTTCTGTTTGATTATCCAAAAATCGGTTGATTAATTTTGTAAGACCTTGAGGATTATATTGATATTTTTCTGAAATCGGTGTAAATCCTCTGATATCAGAAAAAAGAAAAGTTAGTTGTTTGGTTGACCCACCCAATCTCAGTAATGTTGGGTCGTCCTGTAATTTTTTCACAAGGTCTGGGCTTACGTACGTTCCAAATTGTTGTTTGATTTGGAGTTTCTGACGGTACTCGGATAAGAAACTCAGGAATGTATGATACGCCCAATAGAGAATCGAGATAACTACGATACCACTAAGGTCAAGTAAGTAGGAAGATTTATAGGCATACCCCATCCCATAGATAGCGCCTACTATTACTAGTACTAATGCTAGTACAGAAACATAGATTCTACTAACCGTAAGAGCCAATAAGGTGAAGCTAAGTAAACCGAAGGCAAGCTTAGCAGAAAGACTCCACGACGGAGAAGATGGTGCGGTACCCGCGATAAGATTGTGTAGTATGTTTGCTTGTATTTCATGAGGATATTTTGCACCTGCGGGAGTCCCTACAGGATTTGTTATTCCTTCGGCAGTTGTTCCAAATATAACGAATGGAGCTTGTATTGGATTTTCCATATACTCTGCCGCTGTTTGTTTATAAAATGTTGTGTTCCAGTTCAGAAAAATACGTCCATTGGGGTCTGTGTTTATTAAAGGGTAAGTCGGTACTCTAATCCACTCAATACCCTCTGGTGTTGTTTTTAGCTGGTACGAAGGATCGCCTAACCCTACTCTTAAGAGTTCGAGTGCGAAGCTTGGGTAAAGTTTTGACTGAACGTTTACTACTAGCGGAATGCGTCGAGTAACCCCGTCTATTTCCGGTGTAGCGGTTACTAGTCCTATTCCCTTTATTTTTGACGCCAGCGTAGACTCTGTACGTATAATTCCTGGGTATTCGTATAGCCATGGTATTGGGTTTTCTCCTAATTGAGCAGTACCTACATGAGGCCCTACTCCTGTTGCTTGTATTGAAGCTGTTGAAGCTAGCACAGTAGGAACTACGTCTAATGCTTTACCAAATATTATATCTCCCCTTGGTCCTCTAACATCTGGGTCTGGCATTAGTACTGTAATTCCTGGTATTGCGCTAGTTCTTTTTATTAACGAAGCATAAAAATCTCTCGGTAATGGATATCCTCGATATGCTTCTATTATGCTCTCATCGATATCTACGATAAGAATATTTTCATTCTGAACAGGTTCAGTATTCATTATTTGATAATCGAATACTTTAAGTTCTAAAAGTTGAAATGGATAGGGATTCCAAATGAGTAACCCCATCGCTAGTATAATTGTTATAAGTTTGTTCATTGTTGTGTAATTGATATAGTTTTTGTACAATCAGCTGTGCAGTTGAAAGTTGCAGTATAGGATTGATTTGTAGCTCCAAGTTGAGTTACATCTACATCATATCCTGTTGTATAGAACTTCATATTTGCTACGTGGGCTCCTGTTCCATATTGTGTTAAGTCTACTTCATTGTCAGAGTTGTAAAAGAATATGTCTGCATCCTTATTACCACTACCATACTGAATAACACTTACCGAGTTATTGTGCGCACCACCATTCCCATAAATATAAGAATTATGTTCGCCAGTACCATACTGATTAACAGTGATATCAGAATCATCACCGAAAAAGAATATTTTGCTATATTTATTATTTCCTGTTTGAGTAGTTGAATAGACATTATCGTCTCCTGAGCCTAATGATTCTGAATGATTGTCATTTCCTGTTTGAGTAACGGTTACTGTATTATCATCTTCATCTTGGTCAATGTATGCGTAGTTATCGTTACCATCTATTGTTATAGTAGAGGAGTTTCCTATATTGTTTGACCACACAGTATACATCTTAACTGTATTACTATTGCCTTCTACAGTACTGCTCCATACAGCATTTGTGCAGCTATGAGCGCTAT